TTAATCCAACTAAGACACAGCGTGACACTCTTTACAAGAAAGGTGTTAATCCTGTTGTTACTTTCCCAGGAGAAGGAACTGTTCTATTCGGTGACAAGACTCTATTGGCTAAACCAAGTGCATTCGATCGTATCAATGTTCGTCGTCTATTCATCGTTATGGAAAAAGCGATTGCAACTGCTGCTAAATTCCAGTTGTTCGAATTCAACGATGGATTTACTCGTGCACAGTTTAAGAACTTGGTGGAGCCATTCCTCCGTGATGTACAAGGTCGTCGTGGTATTACTGATTTCGTTGTTAAGTGCGATGAGTCTAACAACACAGGTGAAGTTATCGATCGTAACGAATTCGTTGCTGATATCTTCGTTAAGCCAAATCGTTCTATCAACTTTATTACTCTCAACTTCGTTGCTGCTCGCTCTGCGATTAACTTCAGCGAAATTGGTGCTTAATAACAGATAAATAAAGATAAGAACAAGGAGAATTAAATGGCAAATATTGCTGATTTTAAAGCGCAAATGATTGGTGGCGGTGCTCGCCCGAATCAGTTCCGTGTTGAATTATCTTTCCCATCTTATGTTACATTGGGTGTGGTAGCAGGACAGCGTGCACAGTTTTTGTGTAAAGCTGCTCAGTTACCTGCTTCTACAATCGAGACACTTCCTGTTCTCTATCGTGGTCGCCCAGTGAACTTTGCTGGTGAAAGAACTTTCCAACCATGGACAGTAACAATTTACAACGATACAACTTTTGGTATCCGTAATGCACTAGAACAGTGGCAATCTGGTATTCAGAATTATAATACTACCAATGGTCGTATTAACCCAACTGATTATCAAGTTGACTTGAATGTTCACCAACTAGATCGCAACGGAGCAATTATCAAGAGTTATAAATTTGTAGATGCATTCCCAACTGCTATCTCAGCTGTTGGCTTAGATTACGAGCAACAAAATGCAATTGAACAGTTTGACGTAGAGTTTACATATAACTTCTTTACTTCAAACACTGGGGCAGCTGCTGGATTTGGTGTCAATGTTTCTATCGACACTCCAGTTGGTTCGTTCCCTCTTTAATAATTAACTGAGGTTTTTACATTATGCAACTATTTGGCTTTGAGATAAAGCGTAAACAAGGACAGGAACTACCGAGTGTAGTTCCTCCTAGTCCAATTGAGACAGGATCAACTGTAGTAAACACTGGTGTTAATGCTGGTGGGCACTACGGTATGGTCATGGATCTTGAGGGCACGATTAAAAATGAAAATGATTTAATTCGTCGTTATCGTGAGGTTTCTCAGTATAGCGATTGTGATGGTGCGATTGAAGATATCGTAAATGAAGCAATCGTTGCAGATGAGGATAAACGATCTGTTGAGTTAACATTAGATGAATTAAAAGTTTCTGCTTCAATTAAAAGTAAAATTAAAGAAGAATTTGATAATGTACTCCGTATATTAAAGTTTGATGAAAGAGCACATGAACTTTTTCGTTCATGGTATATCGATGGAAGATTATATTATCAAATTCTTATAGACGAAAATAATATTAAACAGGGTATCGTTGAACTTCGTTACATTGATCCTCGTAAAATTCGTCGCATTAAGAATATTAAAAAAGAGAGAAACAAACAAGGTGTTGATGTTGTAAAAGAGATCGAAGAATATTATCTTTACAACGACAAAGGAATTACAGAGCAAACAACACAAGGTGTTAAGTTGGCTCTTGATTCAGTGGTCTATGCTCCATCAGGATATGTAGATCAAAATACTGGAATGATGATGTCTTATCTACATAAGGCAATCAAACCAGTAAATCAATTAAAGATGATTGAAGACTCTTTGGTCATCTATCGTATCAGCCGTGCACCTGAACGAAGAATTTTTTACATTGATGTTGGTAATTTACCAAAGTTGAAAGCAGAGCAGTATGTAACGGACATTATGAATAAGTTCCGTAACAAGATTGTTTATGATGCAACTACTGGTGAAACTCGTGACGATCGTCGTCACTTGTCAATGATGGAAGACTTCTGGATGCCTCGTCGTGAGGGTGGTAAAGGCACAGAGATTACTACTCTTCCAGGTGGACAAAATCTGGGTGAGATTCAGGACATCGAATACTTCCAAGGTAAACTTTATCATGCATTGAATGTGCCAATTAGTCGTCTACAACCACAACAAGGTTTTAGCATTGGTCGTTCACAAGAGATTTCTCGTGATGAAGTTAAGTTTAATAAGTTTATTGTTAGACTTCGTAAGAAATTTAGCGTGTTGTTCTCTAACGCATTAAGAGTACAACTAATCGCAAAGGGTGTTATTCGTGCAGATGAATGGGATGAGATTCGTCCATTCTTGAAGTATGATTATCTAGAAGACAATCACTTCTCTGAACTAAAAGATTCTGAAATTCTAATGCAAAGAATTCAAAGTCTGCAAGCATTGGATCCATATGTTGGTAAATATTATAGCCAAACTTGGGTTCGTAAAAATATTCTTCGTTTAGATGAAGATGAGATTGAGCAGATTGAAAAAGAAATCTCTGATGAACAAGAAATTCAACTTGGTCAAGCAGAAAAAGCAGGAATGTTAGATGGTGCACAACAAGCTGCAACACAAAATTATATGGCACAGAATACTGAACAACCTGAAGAGCAAGAACAACAGCCACAAGAAGATGATCAAGCAACAGAGGAACAACCAGTACAACGAGAGTCAGCTAAAGTTAAACAACTAAAAACTGGCACTTGGCCAAATTAACAGGAGAATATTATGAATGAAACAGTACACAATTTAGTAGATGCGATTGCCTCTGGTGATGCTTTAGGAACACAAAATGCTTTTGCAGCTGCAATGGCAGAAAAATTATCTACAAGATTAGATACTATGCGTGCTGATGTAGCACAAAGCATGTTTGCTGGACAGGAAACTCAAGAAGAAGTTGTTGAAGAAAATCCTGTTGAGCCAGAACAACAAGTTGGCTAATGTATTATACTGAGTTTACCAAATCTATTAAAAGATCTAATGTTGTTGAAAGCATTAGATCTTATCTTCAGTTAATTGAAAAGACTGATGACGGTAAAATTTTAATAAATGGTATTGAAACAGAGTTTACAGAGTTAGAAGAAGCAAGAGAACATATTAAACAAGACTACATTTCGCATCAATTAGAAGAAGAAGTATCAAGAGAACTATACGAGGAATTGTCTGAACATACAGTAGCGAATATTATTAAAGAATATTACGATGTTAAAGTTACAGATACGCTAATCGAAACATACTTACAGCTTGCTTCTTCTCATATGTTTAGTGTAGACCCAGTTGTTCATGAAATTAGAAAGTTGAATAAACTTGATAGACTTGTTGAAAATAAATTGCATTATGTACTTGAAGACGATTCAATTGTAGCAATTGATTTGCGAACTCAAGAACACCTAAATAATTTATTACAAAAACAAACAGAGATTATTGAGTATATGAGAGAATCAAAAGAGAATTTCTTTCATGTGCTTAAACAAATAGAGGAATAAAGATGGCAGTTACTAAAACAGTTCTTAAAAATACAAATCAGGAAACCATTATTAAGGTTGCTGGCACTGCTGCAAGTTCAACTATTGATTTACAAACTGACTGTTTAGCTAGCACGCAAGCAATATCTGGTGCGACACAAACAGCTAATATTGTTGCATGTAAATGGTGCGGATTAAATAACAGTACTATTACTATCACTAGAAATTCAGTTAACATTTTAACACTTAATGGTGCTGATGCTGGTGATTTAGATTTTTCTGCTGGTTACGGATTTGTTGACAATATTGAAAATACCAGTGATGTTGTTGTCACAGTTGCTGGCGCAGAAGCACAAGTATACTTAACTTTACGCAAAGTTGGTGGTTATGCTACTAAGGTAGAAACTGCAGTATTCGGTGCATACGATGATCAAACTGCAGTAGGGAGTTAATTAAATGAGACTTATTAGAGAAGTTACAGAAAAAGTTAATCTTGTTACTGAACTCCATGAGGGTAAGGGTAAAGAATATTTTATTGAAGGTGTATTCCTTCAATCAGAATTAAAAAACCGTAACGGACGCATGTATCCAGAATCAGTTATGGATAAAGAAGTTGCTCGTTACATGCAAGAACAAGTCGAAAATAATCGTGCTTATGGTGAATTAGGTCATCCAGATACCCCATCCATTAATTTAGATCGTGTGTCACACTTAATTGTTTCTTTAAGAAAAGAAGGCACTAATTATATTGGTAAAGCAAAGATTCTTGAAACTCCAATGGGTCAGATCGCTCGTGGTCTTTTAGATTGCTGTGCTAATCTTGGTGTTTCTAGTCGAGCACTTGGTTCTTTACAAATGAACAAAGAAGGTGTTCAAGTGGTACAGGACGACTTTATGCTGTCAACTGC